ATTGGCTTAATTCAGGAATAGCAAGCTCTATCCCCCAACTATTTACATATATTTTACACTTTCTAAAATCCCATAAAGCCTTATCTTGTAAGGCATCGTAGATTTAGCCTATTTTACCAACTTTCAATTTACTCCGATGTCCGGACTGCTTTTGAATTTTAATGTATTATATTACCTCCCAAACACAATTTTGCAGGAGCCTAAACTCATGGATCCAAAAAGACGCTTGAAAGACATTGACGTGTATTTTATTTCGCTGGTCGAGAAAGGTGCCAACAAAAAGAAAATCATTTACAAGGGTGATAATTTCCAGGATAGTCCGGACGTGGACAAGATCGTAAACATCAGAAAAGTTGACGAAGAGAAAAGAATTGTTTACGGTATTGTGTACTCCCCAGAGGAGACCGATTCCCAGGGTGATGTCGCCAGTGCCCAGGAGATCGAGAAGGCCGCTTATGCCTTTATGAAAAATGCCCGGACGAAAAAGGTTGATAAGAATCACGATGAAACACCCGATGAAGGTTATATTGCCGAATCCTGGATCACCAAAGAGGTGGATGCGCTTTTTTCGGAAGATCCGCAAGGGTCATGGGCCGTCGGAATCAAGGTCGAAAAGGATGACACCTGGGAAGAGATCAAGAAAGGTGGTATCACTGGCTTTTCGCTGATGGGCCGCGCTGCCGTTGAGCAGGTGACCAAGAAAAGCAATTCGATCCTGGATAAGATCAAAGCCACCCTGGGTATCTCCAAAGACTTTAAAGAACAGATGGCAGAAAGCCAGACCAGGCGTATGGTTTGGGACTTACTCGATGCCTTCAGTTCATCCATCCATGAAATCTTAAACGATGAAAATATCGCTGATAAGAAAGCGAGTTTCTTAAAAGTCATCGAACAGATGAAAGCCTATGTCGATACCAATTTCGAAACAGCGATCACAAAAGATTTCGCCGGGCTCTCCAAAGAAGGCCGCGTCATATCCACCAGGAACGTATCGACCATTAAAGGGGCCATTAAAGCCTTGCAAAATGTCCTGCAATTAGCCAACACAAAAATAACCAAAGAGGATGAAACCGAAATGAATAAAGAAGAAATCACCGCTTTATTTAAGACCCTGAGCGAAGAGCTGGTCACCACGATTAAAACGGACGTGCAGAAGATGCTCGACGACAAAATGAAACCGGTCGAGGACGTCCAGAAATCGATTGACACCAGGCTCAAGAAATTCGAGGAAAGTCCGGGCTCGAAGCAGCAAAAAGGGCAGGAGACCACGGTTGAAAAAACCGAGGGAGATCCGGCTAAAGAGAAAAGATTTATCTTTTCATAATCCACAGAACAAAAAAACAATAGCTCCGAAGGAGAAAAATTAAGATGCTATTAAATACATTGATCGATATGAAAGAGTTGGTGAAAAAATCCTGGAAGAATATGACCATGCTGGAAAAGGCAGTGGTCTTAACCTCGACCGGGGGCCAGCTCGACACCGAGGATGCGGAAAGATTCATCGATACGGTTGTGGGCCAGGATGCGTTCCTGCAGAAAGTCACGACCTTAAAGATGTATTCCAATACCCGCAACATCGATGTGTTCGGAATCGCCACCCGACAATTCCGGAGTGCAGTAGAGGCCACCCTGGCAGCCACTGCGCAGACGGTGAATTTCAGCCTGACCCTGCCGCGGCGTACCCTGACCGGGGTGAAGGTGATCTTAGCGCCTGATGTCACCTATGATTTCTTGAAAGAGAACATCGAGCGTGAAGCAGCCGAAGCACACTTGATGCAGCAGATCGCCCAGGCGTTCAAGAACGATATGCTCGACCTATCCGTGAACGGAGGGCTGGATGCGTCCACCTTCCTGGCCATTAATTACGGTTGGATTTATCTGGCCACCCAGGATTCCACCGTGAACGATGCGGACTGCTCAGCGTTATCAGCCATCAATGCACTGAATAAAATTCTGCTTGGCCTGCCGGAAAAATATGCCGGACTCAAAAACGAACTGGCCTTCCTGTGTTCATACAAGTTCGACAACGATTACCGCAACGAAATTTCGCAGCGTCAGACCAACCTGGGTGACAATGTTCTCCTGGCCGCACCGAAACTGACCTACTCCGGAATCGCAGTCGAGCCGGTGTATGCCTGGCCGAATAACTACGTGATGCTGACGACCTACAAAAATCTGCATATCGGCGTCCAGACTGACATGACCGTGGAGAAGATGCTGCAGCCCAGGAAACAGGTCATTGAGTACACGATCACAGCCAAGACCGATGCGGAATATGCAGTTGGCGAATTGATCGTTCTGGGTGCCAATGTCGGCGTGACCGGGTAATAAATAATAAAATCTAAAAAGGAGATTTTCTACATGAAGACCATGAGAAACATATTTGCCCTGGGATTGGTTCTGATCCTGTTCCTGATGTTTTATGCCGGTGATACCTATAACGTTTCAGGACTTGGAAATGGGGCCCAGCAATGGGACGTCCAGGAATCATTCGACCAGGTGGTTGTCAAATTTTCACCGTACATGCTGGCGGACTCGGTTGGATCATTTCACTCCAAGCCTCTGTACGTTGGAGATTGCAATAATAACGACATGTATTGTACGGCGATCACAAACGCTGCGTCGGATATTAATATAATATTCCATCTATCGAACGACCTGCAAAATTGGACGGCAGTTACGCCAGCGGGACTTGATGCCTGCTCAAATACTGCCAAGGTAGATACACTCGGCGCGTCCGATGCAAACTCCACCGTGTTCCATCACAATAATTATTTGATCGTTGAAGTTGATGGCCAGGCTGGATGTAATAAAACTGATCGGGTAACCCTTAACATGAATTTTAAAAAGGACGGGACCTATATTACCAGCTCCGGGAATCCGGTGAAGGTAGCGCGAACTATTGACGCCAGTGTTACTAACCCGTAATTAATCTTCCTCCATACACACCCCCGAGGGGCTGGATTTGACCGGGTTCAGCCCCTTTATTTTAAAACAAGGAGAGTAAAATAAAATGGCAAAAGAAAAAGAAGAACCGAAAGCCCAGGCGCAGCAGGAACGCAAGTCAGAGGAGAAATTCCGCTGCATGGCCAATATCCTGACCGCTGGTAAAAATCCGGATTTCGTGAAAGATCGTATTTACCTGAAAAGTGAAATCGATCATCTTCCCCCAAATTCGAAAAAGAAATTCATCAAGATCGAAGCGTTGACCATTATCCAGGGTGCCGACTTAGACCTGGTTAAAGAATTAGAACGGCTGGCCCTTGAGAATAAACTACTATCAGTAGAGATCGATAAACTAAAAAAAGGCAAATAAGTGAGGGGGTAAGCAATGAGTTTATCCACCCCGGCCCTGATGCGTGAAGAGGCAAACCTGCCGGATCAGATCAAGGATGCGAAACTATCACCGCATATTATAAATGCCGAAACAGAAATCCGCAAATTAGTTTTGCAACTCGAAGCCCTGGTTATAGACTTTGCCTACCTTGACGATAATGCCAATTTTACCCAGGATGATGGTGATTCATATCGTTTTACCTATGAACAGATAAAATCCTTAGCCGATGGATATCTCGATGCGGCAGATGCGGATTATGCTGCATTGATCACCAATATCGATACCGCCCTGGTTGCCAATGGCCAGGATGCCTTAACTAATCTCGATAAAATAAATTTACGTCAGGCCGGAGCCGATTTTCGCAAAGCGGAAACACTACTGGCCCTTTCATCCTACGCTATGGTGGGTGGTTTAAGGCCAACCCATGAAGGCGGATTTATTAATTCGATTCAATTCGGATCCGGTACTGCCGGGCTTTTGAATTACGATACCGTGAAACAGATCGCTACTGATTTCAGGCGTAAGGCCCTCATGACTTTATTCCCGTGGACAAAAGACAATGACGCTGATTATTTCCAGCATCCGGATTTTAATCTATCGGCCATACCAGAAACAAGTTATAAATCAAGCAATCCCAGGGAGAGTTACGGCGGTGGATCGGATTAAATTTGATTTGAGCGAACTGGTCAAAGTACCGGATCTGCTCAAGAAAAAAATAATTGATGAATGGCTGGTCCAGGCCTGCGAATCGTATGCTCTGTACTTAGAAGAAATGGTCGTCGATGAAATCGACCGTTTGAAATTAAATGTATCAGGCGATATGCGCAAAAGTATAACCCATGATGTGACCAGGACGCTAATCAATTATCTGATTGTAGTCGGGACCAATCTGAAAACAGCCAGTGGATATCCGTACCCTTTGGGAGTACACGAGGGCACGCGCCCGCACTGGGGCCCGATCCTGCCACTCAAAAAATGGGTAAGACTGAAATTGAATATCCAGGATGAAAAAGAATTAAACCAGGTTGCTCATCGCATCCAGTGGTCCATTGCCAAAAAGGGGACTAAGCCACATCCGTTTATGAAGAACGTATTCATAAAAGAGAAGCCATATATTGCTGAGAAAATTGGAAAATATTTAACCGAAGCGATGGCAGGAGGTCAGTTTGTTTGATAAGATCGATGCCATTATTGCTAAAGTCACGACTGATATCACAACGCTCAAATATATTTCGGATAATGACTATGATGAGATAACCGCTTATCCCGCTTTTGTACTGGCCAATGTTCATGATTTCGAACTGGAAAAAATATCAATCAATGGCCAGATTTATAATTCAAGATTAAAAATTCATTTTTTCTTATTTGCCGATATCGATATGACCAGTGCCAATTTTAAAACTTTGGCCGAAAGCGTTATCAAATCAATAGCGGGAACGACAGGATTTGAATATATCCGCTTTTTAAATTTGAGATTAACCGACTGGCAGATCGGCGCGAATAAGGTTAGGGGCCTTGATTCCTATGTTGAATTATTATCAAGAGAGGCATGGGTATAATGTCAAGTGATGGCTACTGGCGTAGGAAAAACAAACAGATGAAATCAGAAATACAAAAAGAGCAACCCAGGATATCGATTTATAAAACTTTTGGTACGGAAGGTGTTCAGAAGGCAAGCGGACAAATTGCCGATCCCTTCAATGAAGCGAAAAAAGAACTCTGGGGTAAAATTGTATTACCGCCTTATTCGCTGGCAAAATTGCTCGACTTCCTGGAGGATAATACCTGGCATCAGGCATGTGTTAATATTAAGGCTTCTTTAGTTTGCGGATCATGGGAAATTGTGGGGGTCAAGCCGGATCAGAAACCAGACCAGGAGTATGATGCACTTAATGAATTTATCGCCATGCCAAATCAAAGCGGTGAAATGTTCGCTGAGATATTAAATAAATTCTGGATCGATTTCGAAGCGATGGGTAATGCCTATTTTGAGATCGTCCGCAATAACGGCGGAATCATGGCCGAGATGTATCACTCCCCGGCCCATACGATCCGGAAGGCAAAGGACGAACCGGGATATTACCAACTCAGGGGGACGGGCGTCCAGGTTGAAATGGGTTATTTTAGAAAATGGGCGGACAAGAAAGATAAAAAAGACGGGACTGAATTAATGCATCTGTTGAGTTATTTTGCCGGGTCCAGTTATTACGGCCTGCCTGATTTTATTACCGCCCTGGGGGCTATGATCTTAGATCGGAATATGGTTTTATTTAACAATAACTTTTTCGATAATTCCGGAATGATCGGGTCGATTCTTTTTGTCAAGGGGGCAACACTTGATCCGACGGCCCGGACTGAATTAAAGAACATGATCAAAAAGAATTTTACCGGAGTGGATAATGCGCACCGCTTCGCATTGATCGATGGATTAAACAAAGACGCTGATTTTAAGATCGAAAAAATAATGGAATCGGTAAGAGATATATCCTTCCACATGGGCCGCCAGGATAATAGGGATGAGATAATCGCTGCTCATCATGTCCCGCCCAAACTTCTTCATATTGCCCAGCCTGGACAACTGGGGGCGGTCCAGGATGGTTGGAACCAGATGAAGATGTTTAAACAATTTGAGATCGGCCCTTCTCAGGCTGTTCTGGCCCACAGACTCAATAAATTATTCGAGTATGAACTGGGAGTAAAAAACTGGAAGATCAAATTCAAAGAGATGGAAGTTTCGGACGACAGCACAGCCAGAAAGGTTGAACAGGATGATGTAAATAGTGGCATCCGGACTATTAACGAAATCAGAGAATCAAGGGGCTTGGAGCCGCTCGAAGTGAATCCGCAGGCGGTTAATAATCAAAATAAAAACCTTGATAAGCTGATCAATGATCTGACTAAAATTGAGAAAAGTATAATCACAAATTTCTAAGAGGATG